ATATAACTTGAAGTATTTTATTGCACTTGAACCTGATTCCACATTTGAATGATTGTAGGATTTTATTATGAGTAAAGATTTCTTGTGGGTGGAAAAATATCGCCCAAAGAAAATTGAAGATTGTATTTTACCTGAAAATATTAAAAAAACTTTTGTTGATTTCTTGAAGCAAGGTGAGATTCCAAACATGCTCCTTGCAGGTCCTGCAGGATGTGGAAAGACAACAGTAGCAAAAGCATTATGTTATGAATTAGGAGTAGATTATTATGTCATTAACGGATCTGACGAGGGACGATTTCTTGACACGGTACGAAACCAGGCAAAGAACTTTGCTTCGACCGTCTCACTTTCTGCGGTTGACGCAAAGCACAAAGTCATCATTATTGACGAAGCTGATAACACCACCAACGATGTACAGCTCCTCTTACGAGCAAATATTGAGGCATTTTATAACAATTGCAGATTCATCTTCACCTGCAATTATAAAAACAAAATCATTGAACCTCTCCACTCCAGATGTGCAGTGGTTGAGTTTAACATCAAATCCAAAGAAAAACCAAAACTTGCAGGAGAATTCTTCAAGCGTCTTGGAACTATCTTTGATGCAGAGGGTATCAAGTATGATCAGAAAGTTGTCATTCAAATTATCAGCAATTACTTCCCAGATTGGAGGAGAACCCTGAATGAGTGTCAAAGATATTCAGTAGGTGGAGAAATTGATTCTGGTATTCTTTCCACCTTTGCAGATGTATCTGTAAATGATCTTCTGAAAAGTATTAAAGAAAAGAACTTCCCAGAGGTCAGGAAATGGACAGCACTCAATATTGATAATGATGCATCTATCATTCTTAGGAAAGTTTATGATGCTCTTTATGATAAAGTAGATGGTCCAAGTATTGCTGCTGCTGTGTTGATTGTTGCTAAATATCAGTACCAATCTGCATTTGTGGCAGACCAAGAAATCAATCTTCTTGCAGCACTGACTGAGATTATGGTGGAGTGTAAGTTTAAATGACTTATAGTGCAAAACAATACAAAACTTGTCTTCGTTACCCAGGAGGAAAATCAAGGGCAGTTGTAAAACTGGCACAATACTTTCCAGATTTCAAAACTTATGATGAGTTTAGAGAACCATTTCTTGGTGGAGGAAGTGTTGCAATTTATGTAACCAAGATGTTTCCTTTCCTAGATATTTGGGTGAATGATTTATATGAACCTCTTGTAAATTTTTGGCAACAACTTCAAATGTTTGGAGTTGAAATGACAGAAGCACTGACTCAACTCAAACAAACTTGTGATACCACAGATAAGGCTAAACAACTTTTCTTAGTTTCTAAGGAGAAGATTAATGATCAAACTGTGTCAAGTTTTGATCGTGCTGTGGCTTTCTATGTTGTCAATAAGTGCAGTTTTTCTGGGCTCACAGAAAGTTCTTCCTTCTCAGAACAAGCTTCCAAAAATAACTTTGGTATGCCAGGTATTGAAAGGTTGTTAGGTTATTCTCAGATTATTGCAAACTGGCGTATAACTAATTACTCCTATGATTATCTGATGGATGGAAACAAAGGTGCTTTTATGTATCTTGATCCTCCTTATGATATTAAGGATAATCTCTATGGGAATAAGGGATCAATGCACAAAGGATTTGATCACGATAAGTTTGCTATTGATTGTGATAATCATTCTATGGATATGATGGTCAGTTATAATTCAGATCAATTAGTCAGAGAAAGATTTAAAAATTGGAAAGCAATTGAGTTTGCCCATACATACACTATGAGATCTGTTGGTGATTATATGAAAGACCAACATGAAAGAAAAGAATTAGTACTGATTAATTATGAAGTTTGAATTGAATGATTGGTTGAAATCTATTAATCAATCAAAGAATAATATTATGGATGAACATCCAGATTCTAAAAAGGATTATGCACCTTACATCATCAATAGATGTCTATCAGGAACTATTGATACTTTGATGTATGCTAATGAGATGAATAAGAATCACTCATTAGACAAGAGGTTACAATATGACTTTTTTATAAATAGTGTGAGAACAAGGAAAAGATATTCTCCTTGGATTAAACAAGAAAAAATCAAAGAACTTGAATGCATCAAATCTTACTATGGTTATAGTAATGAAAAAGCAAAGCAAGCTTTGAGAATACTTTCCAAAGAACAAATTAACTTTATTAAAACTAAACTGGAAATTGGAGGAATGAAATGAGCGTTGTACATGAACCTGAGGTGAAATGGTCTCCTGATCAAATGGTAGAAGTTACTTTAAATGAACCAGATGATTTTCTGAAAGTTCGTGAAACACTGACTAGAATTGGTGTTGCATCACGTAAAGAAAAGAAACTGTATCAGTCCTGTCATATCCTCCATAAACAAGGAAGATATTACCTTGTCCACTTTAAGGAACTGTTTGCTCTGGATGGCAAACATGCAAATCTGACTGTGAATGATGTTCAAAGAAGGAACAGAATCATTCAACTGATTGCAGATTGGGGTTTGGTTACAGTCAATAATGTTGCCAAGATTCAAGATCTGGCACCACTGAATCAGATTAAAGTTCTTTCTTATAAAGATAAAGATGATTGGGTGTTGGAAACCAAATACAATATTGGTTCCAAAAAGAAAAGAGTAGAGGAAACTGAATGAAGTAAGAGGGGTTGATTCCCCTCTTTTTTTGTGCTATGATATAATTGGAAAATTAGTATTAACACTGAAAAACTCTTGTTAGTTTTCAGGGCATAATACTTACTCCAAAAACTTAAATTGGTATTCACTTGGAAAAACTTCAATTAGTTTTCAAACCCTAATACCGTCAAACGTTTAAATCAGTATTCACAAATTAAAATTTCAATTAATTTTCAGGTATTAATACTTACATAAAATTATGAACCTTTTTGTTTTAGATTGTGGTCAATGTGGATCACATGTTTTTAATACTAACACACAACAATATTTTAAAATTGAACACTCTGATGTGATTAATTTAAATATTCTTGATCTTAATAGTGGAGATCTGATTGTTGTGGAAGAAGCACACATGCGTTCGCAAGAAAAAAATAGTCTTGCTCAACCTTTTACTTATGAGCAATTAAAAGAACTTGAATCAAATGCTCAAAAAAGAAATATTACTATTAAATTATTTCCTCAAAAAACTACACCTACTGCAAGAAAAGTAGCAGCATTTAAAGATAGAGATCTGTTGGAAAAAACTGATGAAAATGATGTAAAGGCAATTGCATATTTTCTTGAGGTTTCTCCAAATTCTTTTTCTACATTAAAAAAATTTAAACCAATACCTCTTGCAGAGTACTCAGAAAAAAGTAAATATATTTTTCAAGCTAGAAATGAGTTAAATCAAGATATTAATCTTGCACGCAATCAAGTTTATGGACTTAAATCTAATGGATACTTTGATGCAGTATCTGAATGGATTAAAAAATATGCTGTAAAGTTAGCAGTTAGACTTGATGATGTAGACATTTCTAATTTTGCAGGATTAGAACTTAATTCAAAGGGTACAGGTTGGCACAAAAATGTAGTAGAATATAAATCAGATAAATTAAAAATTCTTTACAATATTGTAAATACTATCTTACAACCAAATGGAGAATTAAGAGTACGACCTGATAATAGACTTCCTCCATATTGGAAATATGCAAAAGAAGTTTATTTTGGAATTACTCCCTACCATATGTCTGCTGGTGTTACTGCATCTAATTATAAGTATCATAAAAGAAAGGCATCTTCACCTTGCAAGTATAGTCTTAATTTAGATTCAAAAAAAGAAGCTATGAAAAATATTGAAGACTATAATAAAATTAAAGAAGCAAGAAATGTTAGTGATAAAAAACTAAGAACTGTTTGGAAAGAAGTTCGTAAAATGATTGTTGAAGAAAACATTCGTTGACTTTATTAAGTCAGTATTCAAGTGATAAAATTTTAATTAATTTTCATTCTCTAATACTCAAAATAAAGTCAGTATTCAGGATGAAAAACTCTTGTTAGTTTTCAGGGCATAATACTCAAAACTTACTTGATATTATTTTGGCGTAAAAACCATAATAATATGTTCGGTTTTCAACTTGTTATTATTTTTATTTTGTGATTAAATAATATTGATCGCCTTATTGGGATCACACATTCAAACCTCGCTTTTAAAGGAGCTACTATAATGACTAACCTCATGCGTTATACTGCGTCTGATCTTCCTACACTGATGGAGAAGATTACAAAGAACAGTATTGGAATGGATGAATACTTTGATCGTCTATTCAATCTTCATGAAACTA